CGACGCGCCGTCATGGACGAGGGTGGCGCTCACGACGGTCCCGTCGTCGGGAACATGCAGCGTCTCGCCCTGTTGCTGCGGCGCCTCGTCGAACCCGGGGTGCTCGTGCGCTCCTTCGTCCTTCGCCTGTTCCTTCTTGAGTGCCATGGTCGGCTCCTTGCGTTCGGGGCGTGCAGAGGTCATTCCAGCCAGCTCTCCGAGAACGGGTCGTACTCCTCGACGACCGGCTGCAGCACGGTGTCGCAGATGCCTGACGTGCTGATCGTGTACAGCGACGTCCCGCCGTACTGGGAGGCCATGTCGAGGAATGACTTGCGCAGTTCGCCGACGTCGAACTGCTGGCCGTCCTTGGAGAAGTTGAACCGGTGTGCGACTCGGGCGGCCTTGATCCGCCAGCCTTCCGCGGCAGCCGCGCGCAGGTCGTACGTCGGTGTCCACGCCACATCGGATGGAGCGAGCCCGGAGGCGTCGGCACGCTTCGCGAACGCGACCAGCTGCTCGAGGTCGCCGGCCGACAAGACCGGTTCCTCGCTCGCTGCGCACATCGTCTGCAGGCGTGCCGACGCCTCCGAGTCATCCATGGGTCAGGCGTTGTCGACGAGGCGGACCGCTCGGATGAGCGTGCCGGTCTTGCCGACGGTGCCGACGGTGATGTCGGTGGTGAAGTTGACCGCCGAGCCACCGGGCGTGGCCGACACCTGGAACGTGTCGGCCGCCAGGTTCGCCGAGATCACGTAGTACGTGGTCCCGACGGTGAGCCCGGCGCCACCGGTCAGCGCGCTGAACCGAATGGCCTGACCGGCCACGTAGCCGTGTGCAGTCGCCGTGATGATGTCGGTGGCCGCGACGCCGGTCACACCCGAGATCGCGGTGCCCTGGCCCAGCGGGTCCGGGGTGAACCGACCCTCGGAGTCGACCACGCCGATGTCGGGCACGTAGTCGGAGCCGATGAACACGTCGGCGAGCGCACGGTCGCGCACGTTGAGGAAGTCGTAGTCGCGCAGCACTCGCATGGCGAGGCCGTTGGCGGACCGGGACTCACCCCACGATGCACCGTCGGGCACCACCGGCGCGCGCATCGCGAGCGCGAACGCCGTCTGGTGGAACGCGACGCCCTCGTCGGGGTCGATGGCGTTGGACGTCACGATCCGGAACCCGGCGAGCCGGCCGAGCGTTGCGTCGCGCAGCGCGCCCTCGGCCACGTTGTCGCCGCTCACCGACGCGTTGAACCGCGTGCTGCCGAGCAGCTTGCGCTCGAGGTCGGCACCGATGAGCAGCGTGCGGCCGTCCATCGGCACGTTCGCCTTGTTGAGCGCGGCGCGCGCGTCGAGGATCGACGCGAACGGGTCGGTGTTGTCGACCTCGATCGTGGTCGCGAACGGCGCCCCGACGATCGTGGTGGCCAGGTTGTCCTCGACGCCACGAGCGACCGCCGAGATCATCGGGTTCAGCACCTGAGCGCCGAAGTCGACGATGTCGAGGGTCATGTCCTCGTCGCTGATGCCGACCGCCTTGTAGACGGCGGTGTCGAGCGACACGTCGACCTTGGTCTCGGTGAGGTCGTCGATGGTGATGGGCGTGCCGCTCCGCAGCGTGCGCGAGCGCGCGGTCATGTACGCCGGCAGCCACAGGCTGACGGTGCTGTTGACCACGCCCTCGAAGCTGTCGCCGGCGTCACGCCAGACGAGGTTCGGGAGCACCACCTCGCGCTCGAGCAGGCCGAGTGCGGTGCGCACGACCTTGGTTGCACTGATCCAGCTGTTCGCCACGGGATGACCTCCTTGAGGGTCTGTTGTGTTTGGCCGCGGTCACCCCGTGGCGGGGTGGTGCGGGATTCAGTACCGGGGGATCTGCGCCGCGAGCTTTCGCGGGTCGGTTTCCTCCGGCTCGTCGGTGGGATCGCCCCCGCCCGACAGGTTTTCCTTGGGCTTGTCGGGGACGGGTCCACCGCCCTCGCCGCTGGCCCCGGCCGTCCAGCCCTTGAGCTCCTCGGCGTCTGCCTCGAGCTCGTCGCGGGTGGTGCCGGTGAGGCGCTTCGCGCGCGTCATGTCGAGGCCCTTGTCCAGCGCTACCTCGTACCGATCGGCGCGTTGCGTCGCGGTGGCGAGATCCTTTTCGAGCTGGCTCACCTTGCCGGTCAGACGTTCGACCTCGGACTTGTCCTTGTCGTCGAGCGCGGCGAGTTGGTCGCCGAGCTCCTTGACCTTGGCGTCGGCCTCACGCCGCGCCTTGCGTTCCGCCTCGAGCGCCTTCTTGGCACCCTCGTCGGGATCCGGTGTCGGCTTGTCGTCGGGCTTGTCGTCGGGCTTCGGGTCGTCGGGCATCACGCCCTCCTGTTGGTGTGCTCGGCATCACGCCGAGGTCGGGCATCACGCCCTGATGGAATCCCGCCGCGGCCTCACGCCGCGTTGGGGATGTACAGCGGCTCGACACTGCATGAGCAGTGGTCGTGCGCCCGGAAATCGGCGGGGCCGCTGAACACTTGGCCGGTGAGCGACGCGCAGAACGGGCACGCGCGCCCCGACGTGACTCGATGCCAGCCGCGCGCACGCTTGTCGGCGCTGACGGCACGGATGATGGTTTCGCGCCCACCGTTCAGCGCGTGGCGCATCGCGGCGGCGGCTGACGTGGCCATGGCGGTTTCTGCTGCTGCGGTGCGGGGCTTGCCGCGCCCGACTGCTGCCTTGATGGCGACGGGGCCGGTGACGAGCAGCGAGGTCGCGAGCGCCTTGGCCGGAGGCACCGCGGCGAGGGTGGTCACATCGGCGCGCTGGCCGATCTCGAGCGTTCTGAACGTCGCGACGTAGTTGGCGGCGAGCGTTGCGGACTGGGCCCGGGATGCGCCGACGAGTACTTGCGCGGTGGCGAGCCAGTCGGGGAACGTCTGATCAAGGCGTTCGGGGTCGAGCAGCGGCCACACCGCAACCATCTGCGCGACGGTCGCCGCACCGAGGCGAGCTTGGGCGAGCCGGTGCACCTCAGTGAGCCGCCGACCTCCCGCGGTCGCGGCCACCTACTGGATCGGGAGCGAGGTCTGCCCGTCGGTGAGCAGCCGCGTGAGTTGCTCCAGCGCGCCGCCCTCCTTGGCGATCGCCTTGGCCCGCTCGACGTCCTGCTGCGTGAACCCGGGCAGCTTCTCCCAGAGAATCTCGACCGGTACGCCGAGCATCGACGCCATTTTGCCGAGAGCGTCAGCTGCCGACGCCATGGACCGCGACTCCATGTCGCGCCACTTCACCTGCGACTCGGCATCCTTCGCCGCGTCGTCGTCACCCATCACGCGCCCAGCGAGGCGCAGGGTCTGCTCCCACGCTTCGCCGACGGGGTGCTGCACGCGGGCGACGCGCCGGGTCAGTGATGCCTCGGCGGCGGCGAGCGCCTCGGCCGAGAGGTTGGCCATCTGGCCGATGAGCTCGTGCGCCGGCGACTGCGACAGTGCGGCGAGGGCGCGCACGTCCGCGTCATGCGCTTCGATCAGCGGGTTCAGCGGCGTCTCGTCGAGGGTGCCGAACTTGGTGTCGGGATCGTCGGCCACCAGGATGTCCTCGGCCATCAGCCGCACCTTGGTGCGCTCGCGGTACTGATCCGGGGTCTCGCCGTCGAGCGTCTCCGGCGGCGCCATGCCAGCGATCGTGCGCACCTTCCACGACAGGAACCGCTGCACGACGAGCCGGTCGAACGTGGTCTGATCGATGCGGCCGAGCACCGGGATGATCGGCTCGATGTCACCGTCGGCGCGCCCGCGCAGGTCCAGATGATTCGTGAACCGCACCACAGGACAGACGCGAGCGTTGTGCTCAAGCGTCGTGACGTAGTTGACCGAGTCGCCGCTGGACGACATGACCAGCTGGTGCACGTTCTTCTCGTCGTACACGCGCAGCCGCCACCCGCTGGTGTTGCCCACCTGCAGCGGCTCGGCGCGCATCGCGTACACCGGCCAGTCGTCCCACGCGGGATCTTCGTACACCGCGATCATCTGCGACCGATCGAGGCCCCGAATCACCGGCATCGGCTCGCCGAGCCACGAAAGGCCGGGAAGCACGACGGAGTAGGCGATGCCGTAGCCGACCGTCGCCTCGTGGAACGCGATCTGGCGGGCGTCGAGGCCGTTCGCCTGCCACCACGCCCACGCCTGCGAGTCGTCGGCCTGGCGCGGAGCGCGGTACCCCTCGACATACAACTGATCGGTCGCGGCCTGCACGACCCGTCGACCCCACGGTGCCTGCGCACGCGCGGAGAGCTGCTTGTACTCCTTGGTCGAACGACGCGGCATGTGCGGGTTGTCGTGATCCCAGCGCATCCACCGGTCGATGACGGCGGTGCGGGCCCGCTCGGTCTCGAGCAGCGGCCAGAGCTTGCTCATCACGACGTCGCGGGCCTGATCGGGGGTGAGTGCCACAGTGCTCCCTCCCCCGGCTACCAGACGGTCCCGCTGCGTTTCTTGCGCGGGGCTGCAGCGAGCACCAGCCGGCGCACCATGCGCGCCCCGACCATGCACACCGCGGCGTCGATCTTCCTCGGCGAATCCTTCGACTCTTTCCCGATGCCCACCGCGTCGCGGTACGGCCGACGTCGAGCGTTGGCGACATGGCGCATCAGCACCGCGTTGCCGTCGTGGGTGAACGACCCCTCGACGATCTCGGCCTCGACCGCCTCGCACGCCTTCGCGAAGTCGTAGACGTGACCGCGCATGTCCCAGGCAATTGTCTGCGACGGGCGACCGCTCGGCACCGAATGCACGACGAGGTCATCGGGATCGAACAGCGCCGGCCACGCCGTCTGCACGTAGCTCTCCCACTCGCGCACGTCGCCGAAGAACGCCACCACGTCGAGCTCGTCGCGGGCCTTGACCACAGCGCGGTCGACATCGGCCGGGTCGACGGTGTCATCAGGATCGCCGGGGTCAGGTTCCCAGGTCGCAACGGTGAACACGTGCCCGTCGCTGACGCGGCACCCGACGAGCGCGGTCGCGTCACGGCTCTTGGAACCGTCGAAGAACTACCTCGTCGGTCGGCGCGATCACGATGTCAGGCCGGGCGAGCGCAGCGAACTGCTCGGGGATGATCCAGGCATCCTCGGCCGCGCTCGGCCAGTTCAGGTATTTGCGCTTTGACTCCGAGACCTTGGCCTTGGGTGACCAGATGCGCCCGATGATCGGCTGCAGGTCTTGCCACCAGCAATCCGAGTAGACGAACTCGAGCGCCGCGCGCAACGAGTCAGCATCCGCGAGGTCGGTGTCGGGCGGTGCCATCACCGCGTCGTAGAGGATCCGCAGGCCATCGTCTCGGACGCGGCCCTCCTCCTGCGCCACCCACGCATCCCAGGTGTCCTCGGCGACCGATTCCTGGCCCGGCACCCAGGCGTTCGCCGTCTCCCACATCCGGTTGCCCGACTTGGTCAGGTTGTCGATCAGCGTCGCCGCGAACTCGGGGCCCGAGTGCGACGGCTTCCAGTGCTCGGTCTCGTCGCCGACGATCGCCGACGCCTCAGCACCTTCCGACGCCGTCACCGACGACGTGATGATCTCCAGCGTGCCCTCAGGCTGGCGGTAGTACTGCGTCTTCCCAGGATCCAGCTGGTAATGCTCGGCGATCGGCGACTTCTTCGGAGCGAACGCTCGCACCATGCGCATCGTGTTCGCCGTCTGCGACTCGGCCGTCGCCGCGATCTGGACGAGCGGCATCGACACCGGCCGGCCGCGAGCACCACCGGGCACCCGGTCATCGAACCGCTCGAGCCGCACCGGGGCGCAGAACTCGGCGAGGGTGAACACCGCCGCGAACGGCGACTTGCCCGACCCCTTGGCGAGCCGGCGAGCTCCATGTTGGAACACCCACCCGCCATCGGCGTCGAGGGCGTACCACCAGAGCAGGTACCGGCGCTGGCGCGGCGTCAACTGGAACCGCTGCCCGGCGCGCGGGCCGTTGGGCTGGATCAGCCCGACGAAATCGTCACGGTGGAACTGGCCCAGGAACCCCTCGGCCCACGCCCATGCGTGGTAGCCGAGTGTGCGCGGTGCCGCCTTGTCGAGCGGATCCCACGGCCACGCCGGCAGCGTGTCGAGCAACGTGGACGGACTAGCCGAGGCCACCCCGGAACTGGTCGAGGAAGGTGACATTGTCGCCGCCTTCCTCGCCACCCTCGGGCACCGGCCGCTCAAGCTCCAGCCGCACCCGGCGTCGGTCTCCCTCCGTCACGAGCAGCGAGCCGAACGCCTTGAGGTAGGCCGCCAGGCTGGCGCCCTTGAGCGGGATCGACTCCTTGACGACCTTGCCGGAGTCGGTGATGCCGACCACCTGGGGCCGGAGATCACGACTCATCGACTCGGCGAGCAATTCGGCCGCCGCCCAGTCGCTCGGCTCGTAGAACTGCGCCTGGCCCGATGCGGCAAGCGCCTGAAACCACCGCTTTGCGATCGGATGCCAGCGGCTGTTGACCCTCGGCACCACGACCTCGGCCGCGCCGAGAGCGTGCTGCGGCTCGCCAGCTGCTGGGGCGTTGGTACGCCGGCGCTGCGTCGACCTCTTGGGCGGGGGACCACCGGAGCCAGGCACGCCGCTCATCCCACGAGCCTCAGTTGATCGCCGCGCGCGCGGTCGCCCTTGCTCACGTTGCACCGAAGGTGCGCACACCGGACGTTGGCGAGCACATGCGCGCCTCCAGCGGAAAGCGGAACGACGTGGTCGAGGCTGGCGCTCTGGGGATGCGGGTAGGCCAGCTCCGGGTCGACGGCTCGGCCGCAGATCCCACACCGCCAGCCGTCGCGGTCGTAGACCGCTCCGTGGTCGATGGGCTCAGCTTCTACTCGGCGCTTCCGAGCTCGTCGGAGCGAGTCATTGCGGCGAGCCGCCTCCGGGTTTCGCACCCGGTTCCGCGGGCGGCACTTCGGGCAGTACCTCGGGCGCATCCCCCGCGCCGCTGGCCGGGTGAACGATGCGCCACATGCGCC